CCGACGTTTGGCATATCAATTACACGCATCGACAACGAGCCACGTCCCGCCGTCTGGAGCGACATGGCCGTGGTTGGCACCGTCGGTACGGCACCGGATGCCGATGCGAGCGTGTTCCCGCTCAACACGCCTGTGTTCATGTATTCTGACGACCGGACCAAGTACCTGGGTCTTGGCACCGACGGCACGATCGCCGATGCGCTGAACCTGATCAATGCGCAGTTGGGCGAGTTCCAGGTTGCCGCCAAGTGCGTCATCGTCCGTGTCGCTGAGGGCGCCGACGTCAATGCGACCATCACCAACATCGTCGGCGATAGCCTAGCTAAGACCGGTATCCATGCGTTTGTCGAAGCCGGTCCGCTACTCGGCGTGATCCCACGCTTGATCTGTGCACCGGGCTTTACGAGCCAGCGCGACACGGGTGTGTCGGCGATCACCGTCGCCAACGCGGGCAGCGGCTACACATCGGCACCGACCGTCACGATTACCGGGGGCGGCGGAACCGGTGCCACAGCGATGGCTACTGTTGCCAATGGTCAAATCACCGGCTTCACCGTCACGAACCCGGGGTCTGGCTACGAAACGTCTCCGACCGTCACCCTGTCCGGTGGCGGCGGATCGAACGGTGCGGGTGCCGCAATCATCGCCGATCTCGCCAATCCCGTCTGCGCGGCGTTGCCCGCCGTCTGCGCCAAGCTGCTCGCCCACGCCGTGGTCGATGGCCCGGCCACGACCGAGCAGGACGCCATCAACTGGCGCGAAACGCTCAACTCCGATCGCCTGATCCCAGTCGATCCGGCGGTGAAGGTGTTCGAGAATGGTCAGACCATCGTGCAGCCGTTGTCTCCTGCCGTCATCGGCATCGGTGTCCGTCGCGACCATGAAAAGCAGGGCCGTCCCTTCCACTCCTGGGCCAACCAGCCGGTCCAAGGCATCATCGGACCGTCGCGCCCGATCAACTTCTCACTCACCGACGGCGCCACGGAAGGGCAGCGGATGCTCGCGGCCAACATTGGCGTCCTTCTGCGCGGTGAACTCGGCGTTGAAACGGCCATTGCCTCTGGCGGCTTCGTCTTTGTCGGGACCGACAACGCCGGCGAGGACGATCTCTGGCGGTTCTACAATGTCACCCGCGGCCGCGATTACATTCACCTCATGTTCCTGCGCACCCTGCGGTTCTACCTCGGCCGGTTCAATATCACCGGCCAGACCATCCAAGCGGTGCTCAACACCATGAGCTTCGCGCTTCGTGACCTCAAGGCCGACGGCGACATTCTCGGCTACGAGATCAAGTTCACGCGCGACCAGAACAGCCCCGAGCAGCTACGCTTAGGCAAGTTCACCATCAACTTCGCCGCGGAAGAGGCGCCGGTGCTCCGCTATCTCGGCATCCAGTCGGCCCGCTATCGCCCGGCGCTCGATGCGCTGCTCGATGATCTCTTGGCGCAGGTCGACGCCGTCACCGGCTAACACGCAGACCCGAAAGGACACCCCGTGAGCACCATTTACATCATGGAGGCCGCAAACCTGTTCTGCGGTGACCACGATCCGACGGCCTCAAAACACCTGACGCTGGCGGAACTCAAACTCCCGCCACTTCAGGAGATGTACCAGGACCACCATGCCGGTGGGTCACGGGTGCAGATCGAGGTGGCGCTCGGCATTCAGAAGCTGGAGCCGACGTTCAAGCTGAACGGATGGGACCCGGACCTGCTGACCCAGTTCGGTCTCGGAAGTTCGCGATCTAAGGTCTTCACCGCCTACGGTGTTGTTCGCGACAAGCGGACCGGAGCGGCGCTCGAAGCCAAGGCGATCCTCGAAGGGAGGCTTGGAAAAATCGAACCCGATGCCTTCCAGCGCGGCGAACTGCAGGGGCACGAGTACGCCATCAATGAGGTGATGCACTACGAGCTTTGGTTTGCCGACAAGGAGAAGCTCTACTGGGACTTCTTCGCCACCGACTGGCGCATCGACGGCGTCTCGCAGAACGATGATGAGCGGCGGATCTTGCGCGTGCCGACGGGGACGTCGGCATAAACAAAAAGGACGCAAATATTGACGAGATGCCGTCCTGAGCCGCCGGCCAAACATGCAATTGGTGCCAAGTAGGCATTTGACGACCCACTGAAGCTTTCCCCATCGCACACAACTCCCCGTGTCTGGCTGGTGACGGTCATCTGCAGACCATTGGCGGCACTCCGGGTTTCTACGCTTGTCAGAGCGACATGATTGCAGACGCTTTCTCGACCTGCTCGATTTGTCAGCTATTACGTCGAGAGAGGGCATCGCGTCATGTCAACGTTCTGAGCGAGGATTATTGTTCATTATGAAAGAGCCCCAGCCAAGCCAGTCCGCCAATGAGGAGCTTCGGCGCCTTCTTGAAACGATCTATTCCTCCTTCAAAGACGAGCATGCTGGAGCAGTAGCTGACTACATTCCGGAGTTAGCCAAAGCAGATCCAGATAGTTTTGGACTGTCTATCGCCACGGCTTCCGGAAAACTTGTCTGCGCCGGCGATACTGAGCGTAGCTTTACCATCCAATCAATTTCGAAGGCGTTCACTTATTGCATAGCGCTCGAACTCTGCGGACACGTCGCCGTCCTGGAACGGGTTGGCGTGGAACCAAGTGGGGATGCTTTTAACTCCATCGAGTTCGACCCTCACACCCGGCGCCCCTTCAATCCGATGGTAAACGCGGGTGCTATAACAGTCGCTGGGCTCCTGTATGATGAACTGGGCGAAAAAGCATTTGATCACGTGCTGGATAGGTTCAGTCATGCTGCGGGACGCCAGCTGGAGGTCGATCAAGCCGTTTATGAATCAGAGGCATTGACCGGCCACCGCAACCGAGCCATTGCTCATCTATTGCTGGCCACTGGAGCTCTAAAAGGGCCAGTTGAACCAGTCGTCGATCTCTATTTTCGCCAGTGTGCCATCCTCGTCACCTCACGCGATCTTGCTTGGATGGGAGCGACTCTTGCACACTTTGGTGAACACCCACTGACAGGTCGGCAGATTTTTCAGCTTAAGCCGGTCCGCGATACACTTTCCGTCATGTTTAGCTGTGGCATGTACGATTACTCGGGTAACTGGGGTTTCGACGTGGGATTGCCAGCAAAGAGCGGTGTGGGTGGAGGTATTTTGGGCGTGGTGAATAGGCAGATGGGGATTGGCTCCTATTCCCCTCGGCTGGATTCGAAGGGCAACTCAGTGCGCGGGGTTAAAGCCTTTGCCGCTCTGTCCGACGAACTGGGGCTTCATGCGTTTGAGTGCACGAACTCGGGTTCATCGGTTTCCAGGCGGTTTGTGTAGAACACAACAATCACGTGCGATTACTACTCGATGGTCCACTGCGAGGGATAGAGAACGAGTGGCGACCGCATCAGCGATCGCTGCTTTGAAACCGCCCGATTAAGGCGATCTCATCGACGTTAGATGACGTCGATTTCAGCCGGCAGTTACGACGTGACTTCGTGGCTAACTTCATACTTACGAACGGCGGGCTTATCGAGGCTTTCAAAACATGAGCAAAACCAACGTCAAACTTGCCGAACCCATCGTGGTTGGCGGCCAGAAAATCACCGAGGTCACACTGCGCCGGCCGAAGGTCAAAGACCTGCGAGCACTCGATCACCTTGATGTGAGCGCCAACGATCTCGCCCGAGGCATCGAGATGGCCGCGATTCTGACCGGGCTCACGCCGCAGACGATCGATGAACTGGATGCAGCGGACTTCGCGGCGATCTCAGATGTCATCGCTGGTTTTTTGCCGAAGCCGCCGGAACCGGGCGGTGGCGCTCGGTAGTCGCCTACGTTGCGCACGTTCTTTCCACGCCGCTGACCGCGTTCGACGACATGGACTGGGCCGAAGTCTTGCTGTGGCACGCGGAAGCGCGGCGTCTTACGCAACCCGATAAATAGCAGGGTCGATCATGGCGCAGCTCACCTCCCAGCTGATCGTCAGCCTGATTGATCGCGTCAGTGGCCCGGCGAAGTCGGTCTCCCAGTCGCTCCGCGGTATCGGGAACGCCGTCAACAGCACAAACGCGACGGCACGGCTGCGCACCTCCCTCGACCAGACCAATCGCAGCCTCGA